AGATTAATGACATCAAGTATATGATTCCTATTCGGGTAATGGAACTCATAGATGGTCTGTATTCTATGTCTATGAGGGATGGTCATGGAAAGCCAAAAGATTAAGAATACTCGCCACTATGTATACGATACAATCGAAGAGTTCCATGATACCTACAAAGGAAAGTCTCCACTTGGAGATTGGAGAAAGGGGAAAGAAGGAGATTGGGTGTGGAGTGATGATGGGAGGATTATCCAACTTCTCAAGGTATCGCACAAAATCTCTCATCCCAATGATAGGAAAAACTACAAAAACGCTAATGGGTGGGTGCGAACAGTGGTTGGCACTTTTCTCAATACCCCTAAAACAAAGATGGATACTGACTTCTTTGAGCATCCCAACCGATACACATTCAGCAAAAAAATCAAGAATACCAATTCACGAATACGAACTAGAGAAACCTGTACAAACAAAGAGAAGATATTCGCAACCACTGTTGCAACTGGGAAAGACGTTGTTTCTTCCTATATGGAAGCTTTCACTGAGGCAAACAGAAATTCTGCGAGGAAGAAAGCAGTCATACTTTTAAAACAGAGGAGAATTATGAGTGAGATAGAACGGACATCAAAGGAAATTGCAAAAGAGCTTGGTATAGACCACGAATACATACTAGGCTCACTAAAGCAATTAGCTGATACAAGCGAAGACCAGAATATTGCTCTCCAATCCCTAAAAGAGTTAGGAAAAGCAATTGGTACGCTTGGATCACCTGTGAAAAGAATAGAAACTGGAGTTGTTGGACTATTTCAGGGGTTTGACCCCAAAGAGATAGAGGAAGCAAAACGTAATCTTCTACCAGCGGCTCAGGAGGAGGTATAATTGGCTTGTCCACATTGTAGTAGTCTACTAACAAAGAAAGAGGGAAGGAAAAGGAATAAGAAGACTCTCCGTCAGCAATTTAGTTGCAAGAGTTGTGGAAAGTGGTTTTCAATCCCCATTCCATCAAGTGTAAAAGAATACGATAATAACATAGAGCCAGGAGAGATTTTCTCCTTTTCTAGTGATAACCGCATTAAAATCCACGGGTTGACTGATGTTCACCTGGGTTCCAGGGAGTTTGATCTTCATAAATTCCAGGAGGCTATTCGTAAAATCTATACTGATGATAATGCAAGATGGTTCGGGAATGGTGATATACTCGAATTAATTCCCCCTCATTATAAGATAAATCAACGTGGACAATCTGTCCCCCCAGAGGAACAATACCTCTCTTTTTTAAAGATTGTGCAACCCATAGTTGATAAATGTCTATTTATACGAGGGGGAAATCATGATTATCTCAGGAGTTTCAATATCCTAGATTTTGATGTTTGTAAAACTCTTGCTAGTGAGATGAATGTTCCTTATTTTCGTATGCCAGGATATTCTAGGATCACAATAGGTGAAAAAGACTGGTACCTAGTTAGTGGGCATGGTAGAAGTGGGGCAAAAAATGGAGATACTGAACTTGATAAGATGGCATCCGTTTATACAGATGGGGATGTTTTCTTCTTAGGGCATAACCACCAGTTGTATGCAAAGCCTATGGATTCTCTCGCTATTGACGATGAAGGAATGGAAACATTAAAGAGAAAGTGGTATATACGTGGGGGGTCGTTCCTCAGATATGCAGATTATACTCGATATGCATTCTATCCTATTGTTCGCACTGGATGGATAACAATGGAATTTAGTAAAAACTCAGTAAAATGTTGGGAGAACTAATGGCATCCAATCATCCAAATAGAAAATCGGTTACGAAGTCTGATATAGTAAGGGCACTCAAAGAACATGATAATGCTATGGAAATGATGTATAGGCATATCTTGTTGATTGATGATGTGTTTGCTAAGTATATTGATATGAAGAAAGACGGAGATGCTCTTGCTAAATTTATGAACGCAACGCCAAAGGAAGATGGCAAACCTAAACAGCCAAAACGTAAACGCCGCAGAAGAAGCACTTCAGCTAGCAAGAAATGATCTCATAGCATTTGGGAAGTTGTTCCTCCCTGATGATTTCATGAGGAGTGAAACGCCCCCGTTCCATTTTGAGATGGCGGATGCAATAGATAATATGGATGTGAAGCAATTAGCAATAGTCCTACCGAGGGGACATGGTAAAACCGTTCTCACGAAGGCAAGTATAATAAAAGATTTCAGTTTCTGCCCAAAGGATGATATGTTTTTCTATGCATGGGTGGCTGCGACTCAAAAACTAAGTGTTGGGAACATGGATTACATTAAGTACCATTTTGAATACAATGATAGGGTGAAGTATTATTTTGGGGACTTGAAAGGAAGAAAGTGGACAGAGGAGGATATTGAATTAAGTAATGGATGTAAACTCATATCAAAATCAAATGTCTCAGGAATCAGGGGAGGGGCGAAACTCCATAAGCGGTACGACCTTATATGCCTTGATGATTTCGAGCATGAACAAAATACTATTACCGCTGATGCAAGGTCTAAGAATGCTAACCTCGTCACTGCTGTTGTTTATCCTGCTATTGAGCCACATACTGGGCGTCTCCGTGTTAATGGGACTCCTGTGCATTATGACAGTTTTATCAATAACCTTCTCATCAATCATGCGCGTAGTGAGAAGAATAAAGAAGATTTTGCATGGAAGTTGATAACCTATAAAGCTATTAAACCCGATGGGACTGCTTTGTGGCCCAGTTGGTTTCCTTTAAATAAATTGGATGAGAAGAAGAAGTTCTATAGGGACTCTGGAACTGCTTCTAAGTTCTATCAGGAATATATGATGGAAGTCCAATCCGCTGAGGATGCGGTGTGGACAAGGCAGCATATAAAATATTGGGAAGGATATTATCTCCAAGAGGATGATAGTAATTTCATAATGGTAGATGAAGAGAAAGTACCTGTGAATACATTCATTGGGTGCGATCCCGCTACCGACATTGATACTAAGGAATCTGATTTTAGCGTGATAATGGTAATAGCTGTTGACCATAACAACAATAGAAGAGTCCTTGAATATGAGAGGCACCGCTCAATTCCCACAATTGGAGCGAAGGATAAGGATGGGAACATACTTGATAAGAAGGGCGTAGTAGATTACATAATAGAACTGTATGACAAATATAAGTGTACAAGTGCGACTGTTGAGGATGTAGCGATGAATAGGAGCATATTCCAGGCATTAAATGACGAAAGGCGGCGAATTAATCGCTTTGATATAGCGGTTATACCACAAAAACCAGGCGGAACACAGAAGAGAAATAGGATTTACAGCGGATTAAGTGGTATTTTCTCTGTTGGAGCGATGTTTTTCCGCGAAAATATGTTTGATTTAATAAATGAAATACTTACATTCGGCCCAAGGATGGCTCATGATGATACTATTGAGAGTTTATATTATGCGAACATTCATGCATTCCCACCTAATTACAAACTTAGTGATGGAAAGAAACCTCAATGGTACAAGCCTAAACGTAAAGCTAAAAACTGGATAGTAGCATAATGGCACAAAAAAAACAACAAGGTCCTACTCTAGGAAAGAAAATATCGGGTTTGAAAACATATAAGCAAAAACTCTCTGACGTAAATCTTTACCAGGGAGATATAAATGATATATGGGATAAAGAGACTGTAGTGGCTGATTCAGTTTACCGAGACCTGCTTTCTAAGGATTATACTTCAGGGCAAATATTTCGATCAACTATTGGAGCTCCTCATATGTCTGATGAAGACTGGCCGAACTATATCAAGTACGGCAAGGATTACAAAAAGTATTCACAGCCTAAAGTAGAAGATGCTATTATAGATACTATGAAGAGATATTAGTATGCCCCGATTTGGCAAGAGGTCAAAATCAAGATTAGCAACTTGTGATATAAGGTTGCAAAAGTTATTTAAGGAAGTAGTTAAATATTTCGATTGCACAGTTATACAAGGACACAGAGGTGAAGCGGAGCAAAATCAAGCATATGACGCTGGGCGGAGCAAACTTCGGTTTCCCAAAGGAAAGCACAATTCTAATCCTTCGAGGGCTGTGGATGTGGCTCCTTACCCTGTAGATTGGAAAGACCGTGATAGGTTTCACTACTTTAGTGGGTTTGTAATGGGGATGGCAACTAAGCTTGAAGAAAAGATGCCAACCTTAAAGCTCCGCTGGGGAGGGGACTGGGATATGGACACCGAAGTTAAAGACAACAGGTTCGATGATTTAGTTCACTTTGAATTAGTAGAGGAATAATAATGGCAGCTAATAAAGAAAAGGCTAATCTGTCGCGTAGAGACACTATTGAATTAATGGCTATCCGAAATGATAAAGTATTTAATATGATGGAAGCTGTTGCTGATAAGTCTTATGTAAATATATCCGATATGTCTCAGCCTAAAGTAGAAAAAAGTACTAAGTCAATTCATAATGC